ATTCGCTTATGTGCCCATTCGAAACCATTCTTGATGCAAAAGTCAGCATAAGAAGTCTTAGACCCCTTATACAGTTTCGCGTTTGCATTCTGAAAAAGAAAACGTAGGTCAAGGTCAGGTAGTTGCTTCTTGATCAACACATGTTTCTGTCGATCAGCAGTCACCCAGCGTCCTTTGGTTTCTAAGAACCATACACCGCCAGCCTTCGGGAGAATGAAGTCTGGAGTGTACTTGGCAGTCCGCGCTGGGATGAGGTAAGACAGCCTCTCAGTTTCGTAGGTAAATGGAATACCTAATCTCCTAAGTTCTTCTGCTACCCCAACCTCAAGACCTGACCTATAGCCTTCTTTGATACCTCGGTATCTATGGTTAGAAGTCAAAGTTATCCGCATTCCCTGTAGGTGCAAATGGTTCATCGATTGCTGATGTATCTATAGTAAACCCACCTTCATCTATTGCACCAAAGCCTGTTCCGTTCATACCTTGGATGGCTTCGACAATCTGGACAGCTTGTAGTGTGATAGACACCCCACATTGTCCGCTGACCTTATAGACATTTAGGAAGCCTTTCAGTCTTAAACGACTACCACCACCGATCTGTGGTAAGGCATTGGTTGGCACTTTTTGACCAGCTGTGTCATAGAACTCTGGCATATACTTAGACTGTAGCTTAAAAGCCACTTCCCCAGTTTCTTCATCTGTCATATAGGGTACTCTGTAATGAGACTTCCCATGTTCTTCTTTAGCCGCGTCCTCAATAATCTTTATTAAGGGCTTTGCGTCTTCCTGAGACAACAATAGTTCTGACTTATATTTACCTTCGCTATCGAAAGCTGTGTCAGGTTTCAAGAGGTGGGGGTACTTAGCCACTCCTGTAGGAGTCTGGAAGTTTATCTTTTGTTTCTTAGCCATTCTTTTGTCTTTCTAATGTAAAAGGCCACCTATAGAGTCTATAGATGGCCTTTAGTTTGGGAGGAGAAGAAGTCCCTAGAGTCTTAAGATGAGGGAGGGAACTCTAGGGGCTTCTGAAGGGTGACAAAAGTATTAGCTAAAGCAGAATTGGCTGTCCCTTATCCCATGTAAGTCTAGGTTTCCCATTTGTGGTATTGGGTCTACTTCAGCTTTCTCAAAGTCATAAGGATGGTCTAGCTGTTGCCTGAGTTCCTCTTGCCACTTTAGCAACAGGTTTTCGGCTTCATACATCTCAATATGGGCTTCACGCACCCCATGATACAGGTCGTCTACATCTCCTGAGATTGCAAAGCTGTCGTGGATCATAAAGAAGTCATTGGTCGCCCCAGCGTCTAAGAGTTTAACTATAGTTTTAGCCATGCCAGAGGCATCTAAAGAGTGTATTAGGTTAGCCGCTACGCTGGCTGTATTCTTCCTTACATCCACCTTACCAGTATCCAGCGACAAGGATACCTTAGACCTAGTTCTTTGGCCTACTGCTGAGTCAAACAGAAATATCTTAGTCTCCACCCTGTCCCTCTTTAAGTAGTTATGGAAGACCCTAAACCCACTGGGTGAAGTCCAGTTGACCAGCTTGTTTTGCTTACTGAGAACATTGGTGCACGACTGTATCCACTTCATTGCTTCAGCGGCCTTTGGTAAGGTCTCAACAATACTGTCATAAGAATGACCAGCAAGGTATCTTGCGGCAACCTTTCGCTCTTTGTTCGTCCGAGCAATCGGGTGTTTCTCTAGCTCACCATAAGACACAGATCGTTGCAAAGGCTTCATCACGTCCTCCATGTATTGCCCTGTCATTCCAGCAACCTTGGAACTGTAACTGAATGTCATTGAACAACGTTTACATAGGGAACGACTTACACCATAATCTAGCCAGATGCGCGCCAATTCAGCTTTTGTAATATCATTTTTACCAAAGGCACTTGGGTCACTTAGGTCAATCTCAAGTCTGTAGATTACCTTGTCAGCTACTGTTTGATAAAGGTCAGCCATATCATCCTGTGGTACTAGGTTACAAAGCCTTCCCTCGTCTTTTCCAAGTGTTAACATTGAGTAATGCTGAACGCCACTATTAGTCCCATCAAGTGAAATAGGAATAAAACCAACGAAGTCGTCACCTTCCTCAAGATAACGTGCATACTCAAAGATTGCCGCTAACATTTGAAAAGGTTTGTCTGCACCTGACCATTGACCCAGACTGTTCTTATAGTCTTTAGCCATGTCCAACAGCACACCCTCGTTCTTATCAAACCAAGCCACACGCTCATCTAATGGTGCTTTGTCGATTTTTTCAAAACCACTACAGTTTGCAATATGTATCTTCAGCCATCTGATGTTTTGCCCCTCGACAACACGCCCTCTTTGAAACTGGAAGAGTGACTTGATGTGATCGTCCCTGTGGTAGTTAAAAGAAGGAACCATGTTGAAGCGACCTCGGAAATCACAAGCCCAAGGGATCGTAAACCAATCGTGCACTGCCAGTTCATTAGCAATCTGTAAGTCTTGCTTCATGACAGCTTCAGCACCCTTGACCCTGCGGTCAGTGTTTCTCCATTCACGTTGGTCTTCTTTGATGGCTTTCTTTAGCTCCTGATCCATTGTCATATGATCCTTTGGAAGCCTTGGAAACTCAGGTGTATCTCTCTTTGGAAACTTACCGAATGACTGTCTGGTTTCCCAGCACCATTCGACAACCTCCAACATCTCTTCGTTGATACACAACCTAGTTTCTTGCAGTGCATTTAGGGCTCTAAAGTGTTCTGGAGTTTCACCCTTGAAACTGTGCTCTATGGCCTCAATCTGCTTCGCTGATGCCCCTCTGACTAGCTTCACGCACTCTGCTAGTCTCCAGTCCTTGTAAGCCCCTGTATGGAAGCCCTGCCAAGGGTTCGGAGTGTCCATTGGAATAGGCTTTAGTAGCGGCTGTGACCACTGTAGATACTCTTTGCTTCTCTCAATCTGGCGCATGGCCTCATCAGTAAACGAAAGCCTAGTAAAGGAGTTCTTGGGGGTGGTGTACTGTGTGTCCTTTTGGAACACATGACAATACTGAAAGATGGCTGACAAGACTGGGGCGGCGTTGGATGTCCTTCGCTTCATGTGCATCTTTCGATCACCCTTTTTCTCTTCGATGCCAAAGTAGACTGACTTGGTGCCATTCTTAGTGGCTATGTTTCGAAGAGCCTTCAGTCTGATGTGTGCTGATGTGTGGGCTTCAGACACCATCTTAACTATCCGTCTGTTGTTCTTGTTGGCTTCCTCATCGTCGCTATGAAGCAACTCCAACGCTAAACATTCACGATCTATAAGACTCCCGATTTCTTGGGTTACACTACTGAGCGTACTGTCTTTGAGAACGGCGTTGTAACACGTCTGAAGGCCAATGAGTGCCAGCTGTCGTGGGTCTAGGTGCATAAGGTCGTTAAGCCACGTTGGGCGGCGTCCTTTGCCTCTTCTAGCTTCCTCGATGTCTTTGGATAAACCATCAGCCACTAAGTCTAGGACTTGCTTTAGTTGGCTGTATTCTGGTGCTTGCTCGGTTACGTTTTCTGCCTGTTGATACTTCTCGTTAAACTTACGTCTGCCATCTTGTTTCATGGTCTCGTTGTATGCTTCGGAGATAGGGTTGGCCTGTGTATTGCTCTCGTTGCTCATGTTTTGGCTCCCCCTTCTTTGTTGGTTGCTACAGGTGGGGCAGTCTCTGGATTACACCAGCTAGACAATCGGATACCGAAGAAGCCTTGTTGGCTATTATTCTCGCTTAATTTGTTGTTCATCTTACTTTACTTCCCTTTTTATATTTCCAGTCCAAACAGGTCAGTCTGTTTAGCTTGTGGTTTTGTAATAGTTTTGCTTTTCGCTCCTCTCATTAGTTCTGCCATAGACCGAAGGGTCTCTGGTTGGCTCTTTATATATTTACGAGTCGTTGAAACGTCTCTATGGCCTAAGTACAGAGCCACAAGTGAGTCATTAAATTCACCACTGTTGGCCAGTGTAGTTGCACAAGTATGTCTAGTCGTATGGAAGGTGTATCTCTTGTCTGAATTTAAGATGGCTCTTCTCATGTGCTTCCACCCACGATAAAACAACTTGCTGTTCCAGTTCTTAGAGACATCAGTTCCTAGTTGTCTGATGGCTCTTAGGGCTTGATCGTTGATGGGTACTGTGCGGCTGTCGCCGTTCTTGGTGTCAGCTAAGTAGACTGAATAACCACCAGTTGCATCAATAATTAATGTGCGTTCGTTTATGCTCCTTATCTCACCAATACGCATTCCTGTTT